GGTAGATATTGCTGAGCAAAATCATTATTACCATCTGTAAAAGATAGGTAATTACTGGCTAATAGCTGCTGATTAGGAGCAGGAACTATTGAGCCAAATTGTGGAGTTAATACACCCATAATTGATAATTATTTATTTTTAATTAAACGTTTTCTTTTTTATTCTTAGTTTTGAAGAATCAAGTCCACTAATTGCTTTTACTTTTAATCCACCTACAAATATTTCTCCTGAAGCAGTTTTTCTTGGTTCAGTACTAATATTTTTAGATTTTGCTAATTGATCTTTAATAGCGTCGGTTTTACCTTGCTCATAAAAATGATTAGCAATAGTATCTACATTTCGTGCTGCAAATAAAGCTTTATGGTAACCTCTAGTGTCTTCTACTTCTCCTTTATCATTTAAGAACTTCTTAATAAAGTTAGAAATATCTCCTTGAGCTTCTGCCACAGATGAAGGATCTTTTACTCCGTATCTAAATTTTTTATCTCCTAATTTAAAATCAAAACCTTTGAAGTCTTCGTTAAGAAGGTTTTTGGTATTAGATACAAATCTTTCATGTCTAGCTTTACTAGCTGCTTGATTTTCGTTATAGCGATTGAAAAAGTCTGTTGCTTTTTGTTGTTCTTGAGTTACTCCGGGTCTCAACTTGATTTCCGCATAATAATCTTTCTTAAGTCCATCTAAAAACATTCGAGCTTTAGCTATCTCTTCTTTGTGAGCAAGTTTTTTCTTTTTTATATCTCGCTCGTCGTCCACCTCTTCATCATACTTAAAAGAATCTTCAATAATAAAGTTTCTTTCTTCAGCATTCAAATGAGGTTTAGATTGTTTGTAATATTCATGAAGCAATGCTTCATCACTTACATTACTGTAATCAGCATTTAAACGGGCATAATCTTCAATAGTACCACCCGTTTCTTCCATGAATTTTACTAAATTTTCTATGTTTTCAGGAAGTTTTTGTGTTTCTCCTTCCTGTTGTATTTCTTCTTGTTTCTGTGAGGTAGTGGTAGTTTCAGAGCTTCTATCCACTCCTGTCTTGTTAGTATTATCTTCTTCATCTATAATTTCTTTTAATGGTGAATCAGACTCTACTTTTTCTTCGGTTTCCCGTACTTCTCCAACCACTTTTTCGCTGTCTCCACTGTCTTTTTGTTCTTCGATAGGAGCATCGCCCACATTTGTCTCTGGTGTAGGAACGGCATCTTTTTCTTCTTTTTTAGGTTTACTTAAATCTACTTTTACTAAATCGGGTACTAATTTTTCATCACCTAATTGTTTAGGTTTAGTAACTTTTTTTATTTTAAAAGTACCCTCTTCTTTAGGAGGTTTATCATCACTTGTTTCTACAGTGGCTTTAGCCTCTTCAACAGTTTCTAATACTTTTTCTTTGATAGTTTCTTTTTTTTCTTTTTTTGACATAATATAATAATATAAAATTAATAATAAATTTTTATCTTGGATTAAATTGTTCTAATCCAAAACCACCTAATGTATCATTACCGGCTGATTCAAAATCTTTAGGTAATAAATCATTTTGTCTTTGATTTATAAGTTCACTTTCTTGTGTGCCTTGTATACGTATTCTTTTATCTTTACGATCTTCTATAGCAGCTTCTTTTTGTTGTTGAGCTTGACCTTGAATTTGAGCTAATTGCATATCATATCTAAACTCCTCTGCCATTAATTGTTTTTTAATTAAAGCTTCTTGTTCCATTCTTTGAATTTCAAATTGAGACTTCGCCTGTTCTATTTGAACTTCTGTATCAGCAAGTGCTTGATTTTTTTGAACCTCAGCCATAGCAGCTTTTTCTGCCGATTCAGCGTTTGCTTGAGCTTGTGCTTGTATATTTTCTAATTGTTGTGCTCTATCTCTTTCTTGCTTTTCTTTTTGTCTCAATTTAAGCATTTGATTAGCAAGTTTAATATTCCTTACCTCTCTTATATCTATTGCATCTTCTAATCCAATATTACCTGCTTGTAGAGCAATTTGTATATTTTGTTCTAAATTAGCCTGTTCTTCTTCATCTGGTTCTAATTCTAAAAATATACCAAAATCATGTAAAGAAAGTTTTTCTATTTCTTCTAATGTAGAAATATTAAATCCATTAATACTACTTATTAAAGATTGTTTTGTGGTTGGAAATTGTAACATATCGCTTACTCTCAGACTTACATTTTCACAAACCCTTATAGTTAAATACATAAGAGACTGTAAAACATGTCTTGTTGCTGTATTAGAGTTAGCTGCAGCTAATTTTTGTAAACCTACTAACGAATCTTTAGCTGGAACGCTACCATCTCTAGCTTCATTTAATCCAGTAACATCACGAATCATTTGTAAGTAATAATTATATGTTTGAATCATGGATTGAATTTTAGCCATTCCATTAGACGTTTGTAATTCTTGTACAGGTACTTTTCCACGATTTATTTCACCATCTTGAGTTAAAGAACGACCAACTATACTACCAGTTTGGAAATACATATTTAATGCTTCAGCTGGATTATAATTAGTTCCATTACCTAAATCTACTTCAGCTAAACCATCCACATCTAAATATACTCCATCTGGTACCATTCGAGATAAAACTTGTTGTAATTTTAAATGAGTTAATTGAATCATATCTGCAAAACCGACTGTTTTACTTACTATTGAATTAATTCTACCTTGATACATCCTAGGTGCACTAATAACATAATTCATATTAACTTTAGTAGTATCGCCATATGGTCTTGTCATATTTTCACTTAGTTCCCATTTAAGTAAATTATTACCTAAACCTAAAACTTTTGCACCACAATACAATACTTCAATAGATCTAGCTATTCTTTCAAAATTATCATTTGGTGGAGGGTTAAAAGTATCAGGTTTTTCTAATGTTTTTTCTAACCCTTGTTCGGTTTGTTTTATTTTAAATACTTGATCTTGATAAGTTTTATATTCAAAAAATAAAACTTGAACTTGATCTTTAGTTTCTTGTCCCCACCACGTATTATCTACGTAAGAATTTTTTCCTGGATATTTTTGTATTTCTTCTAATTCAGCATCAGTAAGTGCAGGAAATTGTCTTTTTACCTCTGATAAAGACATATTTTTAACTTCACCTACATAATATATATCTTCAAAATTAGGATCATCTGTATAAGAATAAACAATATTAGCTGGGTTTACATAATCTATAGTAATACCTTCAGATAAATTAAAATTTGTTTTTACACATCCAATACCTAAAACAGTTAAATCATACGCTAACTGTTTTTTTGTTTGTTCATATTTATTATAATCTAAAATATTATTAATAACTTCTTCTTCTGCTATTTCAACACTTTGCTTAAAATTTAATTGTAAGTATAAATCTAATTCTTCTGTTGTTCCCGGCAAATCATCTGGACTTGCTGATGCAAATAAATTAGCATTAGGGCCTAATTGTGCTTGTAAACCCTCTATCATTTCTTTATTTTCTATATCTCTTATAGCATTTTGTGCAAACTCTGTTTTATTTTTAATAGCAAAAGGATCTTGAGCAAAAGATTTAATATCGTAACCTTTTTCAGTCATTCCATTAACTACTATATCTACAAATTTAGATAATATAGGAACAGGTTTCCAATCTAAATTAAGATAAGATAAATCTCCATTAACCGCAAGTTCATCTTTATATTTTTGAACTGGTTGTTCTCCTCTAGCATATAATCTTAATCTATTAAAATTTTGAAAATTACTTATAAACCGGTTTTGACCACTAGAATTTCTAAACCACTCACTTTCAATTGCTTGAGCTACCTGTAATCCATACTGTCTAGATTTTTTCTCTTCTTCAGGTACTACCTGATCTGGGAAAGCACTATTATAGTTAATGTTAACCATCTAATTTAGTATTTTTGAATTTACTCCTTTATTGTCATATTTTTTAAAACCTAAAGGAACAGTTGTTAATTTTCGTTCAGCTATAGGTCTATATCTATTTTTATTACAAGCCATTATAGCTAAACCAGAACTTATTGAAGCATCGTGCAATGTTCTATTGTTTATATTAAATTTAGCCCAATCTTCTAATGTTCTTTGAAAATATAAATCCCCATAATTTTCTCCGTTATATCCTATAAAATTTTCTATATAATCTTCTATAGCAGCAGCATGAGCTTGTTTTATATCTTCACTTGAATTGGGTATACCACCTATTTCTCTTTCTGCTACAGATAATTTATTATAAACTTTATCTGGTCGGTTCATTGAATAACCTCTATAACCTCTTCGTTTTAAATAATATAATAATCTTGGTTTGTTATTTTCTGCAAGTAATGGCATTCCATAAAAAACTAAAGCCATTAAAACATCTTCAAAAAATATTTCTGCAGTTTGTGGTCTGGCTATATATTCTAAAAAAAATATATTAGGAGGAACATCCTCCATTGTAAATTTTGTAAGACCATGAAGTGATCCTTTTGATCCTCTACCATCTACTGTACCAGATATATCATAAGGATCGCATCCAAAAGCACCACAATCATTGTTTCCAGGATATTTTATCCCATTTTTTACTAAATATCTATTTTGTAAATTAACAGGAGGAACCCAAGTTATAAAAAATCTTCCATTGTTGTTAGGAACAAATAATACTCTAGTATCTTTTATTCCATTTTCCCATTGAAAATTACCCTGAGTAATTATATTAGTATTTTTTAAATCTTCATTATAATCTATTTGCTCGTAAATTTTTGTTAAATTAAATAAAGATTGTTTAGCTTCATCTCTGAAAGCGTGTTTTTCAGTTCTTGGAAATTGTCTATAAAATTCATTTAAACTATCTTGATCTTCTTTTAAACCTTCGACTTCGTTTTCCCAGTGGGAAATAACTCCAATGTTAATTTCGGATCCATCAATGCTTTTGACGGCTTTTTTTGGAGTTTCGAATATAGGTATGCCATGAGTATTAATGTATCCTTCGTAGTTCCACTCCATAGGTATGAACAAACTATATAATCCTGAATTAGTCTGTCCGTTGCGGTTTCTTTTTGTAACATCTGAAGCATCATATAGTTTTTTAAAATTACTACCTCCTTTATCTAAAGCATTAGAGGTAGATCCCATCATACATTTTCCAACTATTCTACTACCTAATCTTAACGTTGTTTTCGTGACCCTCCAGTTGTTGAGGATATTATCCGGCC